CTCGGCATGGTTTCTGTCCGTGCTGACCTTACCTATCAGCAAGGGCTGGATAGGATGTTCTCTCGGTCTACTCGGTATGATTTCTACTGGCCTGCTCTTAGTCACATTGGTGAACAAGCTGTCCTGAATAAAGAGATATATGCTGACGGCTCCGCTAATGATGATGATGTGTTCGGTTATCAAGAAAGGTACGCCGAATATCGTTACAAGCCTTCAAAAATTACTGGCAAAATGCGATCGAACGACGCATTAACTCTCGACTCTTGGCACCTCGCTCAAGACTTCGCGACTCTACCTGCTCTCAATCAATCGTTCATCGAAGAAAATCCCCCGATCGATCGCGTTATAGTCGTTGAGACGGAGCCACAATTCATTTTCGACTCTTACTTCTCGCTCAAGTGCGCTCGTCCGATGCCGGTATACTCTGTGCCAGGACTAATCGATCATTTCTAAGGAGTCAAAACGATGGGATTTCTAAAATCCATAACAAAACCGTTTAAAAGCGTTACTAAATCCGTTGGTAAAGTTCTCGGCTCTGCCGGCTCCTTAATTGGAGCCGGTATTGGTGGCTACTTTGGCGGCCCAACCGGCGCCGCCGTCGGGTCCTCGATCGGCGGCATGTTCCAAGCACAACAAGGTGCTGAGGAGCAAAACGAGGCTAATTCTGCTCAAGCGCAACGCCAGATGGACTTCCAAGAACGAATGTCTAATACTTCCTGGCAACGTGGTATGGCTGATATGCGAAACGCTGGCCTTAATCCTATATTCGCTTATAAATCCGGCGGTGCGTCTACACCGAACGGCGCCATGGCTGTCATGCAAAACGAAGGTGCTGCTGGCGTCGATGGTTTCTCACGCATGGCCAACTCTGCTATCGCATTGTCAAAACAAAAATCCGAACTAAAGGCACTCAAAGAAACTGCTAAAAATCTTAATTATGAGGGTGCCCGAATTATGTCTGCTGAAGGTTTAAATACTCAACAGTCTGCTATGATCCGCACGCAGATGGCATCTGCAAAACAACAAGCTGACCAGGAAGCTATACGAACTGAAATACTAAAGTCTACTGCTCCTGTCATTAAGTACAAAAATAAAGACATGCTTAATAACAAGTTCCGTTATGGCCTGGGTCAATGGCTTGGTTCTATTGGTAATCTTCTCGGCGGTGGCAACTCCGCCCTCTCTTATCAAAAAATGTTAACTGGAGGTAAATAAAATGAAATTCAAAAAAGCATACGAACGAGTCAGAAAACCTTTCTCAACTTCTGGCCCTTCTCTGACTCATCAATCTTTCAAACGCGAATGCGATATCAACACTATTATGGCTAAATATCAAAAAACTGGCCTAGTCGATCATGTCGCTAATCATCAGGGCGATTACTCCGATCTAACGGACGTTCCTACTTATCACGACGCTATGAATAAAATCATCTCCGCTAATCAATCGTTCTCAACTCTTCCCTCTTCTATCCGCAAAAAGTTCTCAAACGATCCTGCGGAATTCCTGGACTTTGTGTCCAATCCTGAGAACATCGAGGAGATGCAAAAAATGGGACTCATTCCCGAGTCCCCGATCGAACCTATTACTTTCCCCTCCCCACCGGATGTTCCCCCGGTGGCGGATACTCCGCCCTCTGAGCCCGTAGCATGATGACGCGGCCACGGCTGCCCTGCTTAATGGGCTAACACGCAACGCGGGGCGGACAGCGCAGCGCTTCCGCCCCGCTATAAAATGTTTGTTAAATTTAACAAACAATGTTAAAAATAATTATCCCCCGATGTAACGGGGGAATTAAAGGGGGTTTAACAATGAAAAAATCAATGATTGTTTACATTATCACTACCCTGATTAACAACTTCGTTAAATCTCTTAAAACAGAGGATTTGAAAAAATTCCTCGATCGGTTGATCGATTCGATCGAAACAACTATCGAAAAATCCGATAATAAATATGACGATGCCCTGCTTCCTGGGCTTCGTCTTGTGAGGGAATTATTCAATATTCCCGACTTCCCCGACCAGTCTCCTCTTGATGTAACTGGTCGCAGTGACACCATGTCACTGCAAACTAAAAAAGGAGCATAAAATGCGACGTAAAAAAATCAATCGAAAACGTTCTAAAAAGATGTTCTCCCGTAACGCAGTTAAAACTGCATCACCTAATAATTGGAATCCAATGCGAGGAGGTATACGACTCTAATGGCCTGCTTCAATCCTTTACGGGGTTGGAGATCACGAACGGCAAACGAGTCCGGTAAACGTTCAATCGTATTCGATAAAAAACAGGGCTTCGAGGATTTAGAACTCGAAATACCCTGCGGTCAATGCATCGGCTGCCGCCTAGAACGCTCCCGACAATGGGCAATACGATGTGTACATGAAGCAAGTCTTTATGATGATAACTGCTTCATAACCTTGACCTATAATGACCAAAACATTCCTAAGGATCACTCCTTGGACGTTAGGCACTTTCAAAAATTTATGAAACGCTTACGAAAAAAATTTGGTCAAAATATCCGCTATTATCATTGTGGTGAATACGGTGAACAGTGTGCCATTTGTGGTCGCAACCGGAGCGAATGCGAGGACTCTGGCGACGCACATCGCTTTATAAAATCGCTCGGTCGTCCTCACTTTCATGCATGTATATTTAATTTCGACTTCAATGACAAAATTCCTTATTCAACCAATAATGGCATTACTATCTACACTTCCGAGACGTTGTCGAGCCTGTGGCCTTTTGGCTATTCTCTTACTGGTGACGTTACTTTTGAGTCTGCCGCATATACTGCTCGATATATCACCAAAAAAATTTTTGGAGAACATGCGCTCGATTACTATCAAAACCGAAAACCCGAATATACCACCATGAGCAACGGCATCGGTAAAGGCTGGCTTGCTCTATTCAAAGATGATCTAAAAAACGATAAATGTATTATCAACGGAAAGGAGATCAATATTCCAAAATACTACGACTCAATATTAGGAGACCTCGACAAACTCGATTTACTTAAACGAAAGGCAACGAGGAAGGCCAAAGCCTTGGCCCACGAAAAGGACACTTCTACCCGACGATTACGAGATCGCGAAAAATGCCAAACGGCAAGATTCACTCAACTAAAACGCTCTATGGAGACTTCTTGAAATGGTTAAAAAAATCTTTGCTATCTACGACGAAAAGGCCGAAGCCTATCTGCAACCGTTCTTCCTTGATACTGTTGGTCAAGCTATCCGTGCTATTACAGATTGTCTCAACGATCCTGATCATAACTTCTCACGCCACACTGCTGATTATACTCTATTTCTAATCGGCGAATTCGACGACCAGGACGCTACAATTATTAGCAATAAAACCTCTCTCGGTAGTCTCCTTGAAATCAAACCTAAAACTAACATTACTCAACTTCCCGATCTTAAAGTCGGCGGAACTAAGGAGGACTAAAAATGAAGTCAGTCATGCAACATATGTTTAGCCAGGTACCAAGGGCTGACATTCCACGATCTAGCTTCAATCGCTCATGCGGTCTAAAAACAACATTTGATTCTGGTTATCTTATTCCGATCTTCGCCGATGAAGCACTTCCTGGCGATACATTCAATATGAATATGACCGGATTTGCGCGAATGGCAACGCCTTTGCATCCGTTCATGGATAACGTCCACATGGACACTTTCTTCTTCTCTGTTCCTCTCCGTTTGATATGGGATAATTTCCAAAAGTTTAACGGTGAACAAACGAACCCTGGAGACTCCACCGACTATGTTGTACCGACTATGTCAGCGCCTGCAACGACAGGACATGCAAACGAGTCGCTTTCGGACTATCTTGGTATTCCTACTGCTATTGCTGATTTGGAGCATTCTTCTCTATGGCATCGTGCGTACAATTTGTGTTTTAACGAGTGGTTTCGCGATCAAAATCTCATCGACTCCGTTGTCGTCGATAAAGATGATGGCCCCGACGACCCAGCAGATTACACACTATTACGTCGGGGAAAACGCCACGATTACTTTACATCCTGCCTGCCTTGGCCACAAAAAGGCGACTCTGTCGATCTCCCCTTAGGCACCACGGCTCCAGTTACCTCTGCTCCAGATGGCTCTAGTATGTGGATTATTACTGATTTAAATGGTAATGCTGCTTCTGGTGGCCCTTCTAATTTGCAGGTTAACTCTGGTGGCGGCGGTGGTCTCATTACTGATAGTGTCCACCGCATAATGGATCCTAATGGTACTCTGGAAGCTGATTTGTCTGGAGCTACTTCTGCTACTATTAACGAACTACGTCAAGCTTTCCAACTCCAAAAACTATTCGAACGCGACGCACGTGGCGGCACTCGTTATATCGAAATTGTAAAAAGTCACTTCGGTGTAACTTCTCCCGACCTTCGCGCGACCCGCCCCGAATATCTTGGTGGCGGTACTTCTCGTATTAATGTCAATCCTGTTGCTCAAACTTCATCTACTGACGCAACTACACCACAAGGTAATCTTGCTGCTTACGGCGTGGGGTCTTTCCATGGACATGGATTTACTAAATCATTTACCGAACATTGTATTATTCTCGGCATGGTTTCTGTCCGTGCTGACCTTACCTATCAGCAAGGGCTGGATAGGATGTTCTCTCGGTCTACTCGGTATGATTTCTACTGGCCTGC